GCTTACATCCGCGAGTGGCTTAATCGCCACATCCAGGAGGACTGTCTTGTGATGATCGACGACGACCTTCGAGCGATCTGGTGGGTTGTCGGGAAGCCGCGGCGATACACCGATCCGCGGGCCATCCTGGAGGTCATCGAAAACACTCATCAAGTGGCGTGCGATTTATCGTTTAACGTCTTCACGTGGTCACGCTCCGTCAAGGGGCTTAACCCGGAATACGATCCGATCAAATTCTGCGCGCCGATTGGAGGCTCCCTCGGCCTACGCGGGGCCGCTCGTAATCGCGCGTTCGATGTCACGCTGCCCGGGCGCGCGGACGCCGATTTTACGCTCCAGACCCTGCTTGAAGACCGCATTCTTCTCGGCGATGTGCGGGTGTATTTCGACTTCGGTCGATGCTTTTCCGGTGCCGGTGGCAATTCGGGACTCATCACCGACGAACAGTTTGCGCTAACAACGAAGATTCTCAAGAAACGATGGGGGCCGTATATCGAGTTTAAGCCGCGGAGCGATAAACGCAAACGCAACTCCGAGGCATACCGGATTGTCGTCACCCGCCGCAACCCGGTTATCACACAACACTAGCGAGACGATCCCCTAGCCCCTCTCTCTCATCAGCCCCAGCGTATGCATCAGCGTGTGCGTATGCATCTGTGGGGGCAATGGCCGCACCAATGTGTGACGGCGATTATACTCGCACTCTTTCGACTAATGCTTTTCTATTTATATCGCAATTACTTGGACAATACTTGGGGTATATTTGTCGCGATATATGGGACCGCGAAAACGCAAAGCATACAGCACTCAAGGTATACACAAGACTTGACAGCCACCCGGTTACGGTAGAGAGTTAGAGCAACGGACGGGGCAATAAAAAAACGGCAAGGACGAAAAAAAAGGCTTGACAGGGATCGGGATGGACGAGAGTGTAGAGTAAAACAAACAACAAACAACGGCGTAGTAAACCCTTAGTTACCTGGAGGACCTGAAATGATTACCACCACCACCACCACTGACGGCGTTGGCACTCTGGTTATCCTCAACACGCCAGCTACATGCCGCGTGTGCGACGGCAAAATGGCCAAGGGCGAGGAGGCGGTTGTTATCCGCGTCTTGTCCGATGGGCGTCGTCGATACGCTCATAGCGAGTGCGTCAGGAACGGCTATATCGTTCCAACACAACGGGAGGACCGGCTGGAAAACGAAAACGAAAACGACAACGGCAAGCCGGAAGTCGAAGGCAAGCCGGAAGTCGAAGAGGAAATCGAAAAGTTCGACGAAAACGAGCCTCAGCACGAGGCTTTCGCCAAGGTCCGGCAGCTAGCTCAGCTCCGCGTGCCCATTTTCCTACCCGGTCCGGCGGGCTGCGGGAAAACTCATCTTGCGCATCAAGTCGCTAAGGCGTTGGGCCTGCGGTTCGGTATGATCTCCTGTTCGGCTGGCATGTCTGAAGCGGCTATCCTGGGCCGGCGAGTGCCGGGGCCTAACGGGGGATTCATCTACGAAAAGTCCCTGTTCGTTGACCTCTACGAAAACGGGGGAGTGTTCCTGTTCGATGAAATCGACGCTGCGGACCCCAATGTTTTACTCATCATTAACTCTGCGATCGCCAATGGCACGTTGGCCGTGCCAGCAAGGACGGAGAAGCCAATCGCTAAAATGCACCAGGACTTCATCATCATTGCCGCGGCCAACACGTTCGGGAGGGGCGCAGATAGATTGTATGTCGGGAGAAACAGCCTGGACGAGAGCACGCTGGACCGTTTTCGTTTGGGCACGGTGCCCCTCGATTACGACAAACAACTTGAAAATCGGTTGTGCCCCGATAAGGAACTCCTGGACGCGGTTTGGCGCATCCGAGAAGCCGCCGGTCAGGCAAAACTGCGACGGATTGTCTCAACCCGATTCATCAAAGATGCGTATATGGCCCGCGTAAAGCTCGGCTGGTCTTTGAAAACGGTTATCAATCAACTAGTGCTCGGGTGGAGCGACGACGAGTTAAAACTCAGCGGCGTTGGCTCCATCATACGACAACTCTAACCGTCAACGGGCTAGGGGGCTGGCGCCGCGGAGGGCGCTGGCCCCTAACAGCCAGTGAGCGGGGCTGGCGGTCGATGGCCAACCGGGTTGGCCCTCAATCAGCAACCCTGCGACACACAACACAACACAACCTGGAGGGAAGAAATGGCGATACGATACCGACATCTTAGGGACTGCGAGTTTCTGAACCGTATCACTCCCGCTGTGGAAGTCACGGAAAGCGTCCCCCTCGTAAGCGATCGTTCGCATGGGGCGTTTCTCTGCCGCGGCAAGGCGAAAAACGCAACCTGCGTGAAGTTTGTGTCGATGCCCATGCTACGGTTTGCGGATATTATCGAGTACAGCAAGGAGACGCGAGAGCACGAGCTTAAACAAGCCCGTATTAACCTCAACGACGACGGTTTCATCGGGAGATTCTTCTCATCGTGGGACCAGGTGTACGCTGCCCTCAACGAACCGTGGAAACCCGGTATCGCGGCAATCGAAACACTGCGCGCCAAACTTGAGCGGGATGTGCAGATTCGACCGCAGTCACGCAAGCGGGTGGCCCGGTGGGACGAGACTGATGGCCACGAGATGGATTGGGACCGTCTTCAATCCGGTCAACCCTTCTGGCGACGCTGCCACCGGCAGACAGCGAGCGGGATTCAACACGTCGATATAAAAGTCAATATCGCGGTCCCCTATTACGTGGATTCCAACGACGTGTTCTGGCCGATGGCGGCTGCGACTGTTCTCAGCGACCGGCTGGAGGAGGCCGGTTACGCGGTTCGGATTATCGCTATGGACGCCATGGATTCGGTGTTCACCGATGGCACCGGGCTGTCAATCGGCATTCTAGCCAAGGACTACGACGAACCACTTGCGGTTTCGTCATTGGCCACGTTGTTCGCCGGGTGGACCTATCGAACGATTTTTTTCCGATGGCTGGCAGGTGGCTTTGGCGTCTATACGGCCAACGATTTTATGGGATACACAGGCCCCTTAAACGTGTATCCACTGATGGACGATATAATCGCGACACACAACACTGGCATTGTCGCGGTGTACGATTCAGTCGCGATGAAGCAGGAGTTCGGGAAACCCGGTGGCTTTTCTAGGGAAGTCGCAGAATGGTGGCTTGAAGGTCAGATCGAGATGATCGAGGAGCAGCAGCAACGATAACGATAACCGGGGGATAACCGGGGGATTACCAGCGGGCGGGGCTGCCAACCCGGGTGGCCCTCTTGGGACCCAATCGACAACACAACGGGCAACGCCGAGCGACTCCGTGCAACCGCGGGGCAACGGCGGGAGCCGGGCAACACGGGCAACACGGGGGAAACAACCTTGGCGGCTGGGCCGCGGCAACCCGGGAAACAACGGGGAAAACGAGGGGGGAACGAAAAAACGGAATGGGGCAAAAAAAGGCTTGACAGGGGTTGAATTGGCCGAGAGAGTTTGTGTAAACGACAACGATAAACCCAACCGGCTGGGAAAAACGAAAACGGTATCGGTCAAGCCGGGAGACCGATACAAACGACCCGGATAGGACAGGAGGAAAACGACATGACAGCAACAATGCATTGGCAATGGCGTCGCGATTACAATGGTATCTTCTACCTAACAACGTTCGAGTATCCGCTGTTGTTGCTCTGCGGTAGCGGGTACTACCTTGTCCCGGTGGTTCACCCGGAGGGCCTCGTTGGCTACGGCATCTTGGAAACGTCCGAGGGATACAACACAATAGTAGCGGTGTACTGGCACGAACCCGACCACCACGTTTCAGGTTGTGGCTGGGATTGGGTGGATGAGGAGTTCCAGCAGGCCGACGCCGACGTACTGGGAGTTGACCCCGAAGACGTGCTGCAAGACGGCCTGGACTATATCAAGTCGATTATCTAACGACCTCCAGGTAGGCTCCGTTCGCGTGGGCGTGGTGGTCATGCGAGCGGGGCCGTTTTTTTTGGCAATCTTGGCGGCTGGGCCGCGGCAACCCGGGAAACAACGGGGAAAACGAGGGGGGAACGAAAAAACGGAATGGGGCAAAAAAAGGCTTGACAGGGGTTGAATTGGCCGAGAGAGTTTGTGTAAACGACGCGGCTGCCCGGGAAGTCTGCGACGAGTGTGGACTCTAATTAACACTTAACACAACGCTTGGACAGGAACAACAAACAGCAAACAGGAGGTAGTGCAATGGCAAAGCTGGCGATTACGACCGTTCACGGACTCAATCCCTTCGACTGTGTGTCAGCCCTCCAGAAATTCATTCGCCGGGGGATGGAACGCGAGGCCGGGGCGATCGCCTTTCAACTCGGAATGACCAACAAACAGATGTTTTCGTGGCTGTGCAACAGGCTCCGGGTGATCAGTCACGAGGACATCGGGCTGGCCGACATGCAGGCCGTCATGTTCACGGAAACCGCGATCAGTCAGGCGGAAAAGGTTTACCCGAAACCGGCGTGGCGTCTGATGATCGGCAACGCCATTCGCGCGCTCTGCCGCGCTCCGAAATCGCGGGAGGGGGACCACTACCAGGCAGTGTGCTGGTACTCGCAGGAAATCGAGGGAAACATTCCCGAAATTCCAGAGTGGACCATGGACGGGCACACGGCCTACGGGAAAAAACGAAACCGGGGGATCGAGTACTTTAAGCAGGTGTCGGCGGTCCTCAAACCCGAACCGGCACACGACCCCTACGAGGCCGACGCCTACCGGCTGTGGGAGCTAAAAGAACAACGCGGGGAAAACGACGACGACGACAGCGAGGGCGGGGAAGGAACCACAACTCAAGGACGGCTGTTGTAACGCAAACGCAAACGCCACTCGGACCGGGTGGGCCGTCATGTGCGCTCGCATGGCGGTCCACCTTTTCGCCTCTGTGTGCTTCTCTCTTGTTGTGTGCTTCTCAAAACACCCTCCCTTGCAACCGTCTAACCGTCTATCGGTTTATCCGTATATGTTCTATGTTTAGTAGTAGCAAGACGGACGGACCTGTCCCCCGGATTCCTCATGTCTGATGACACCATATGTCTGATGACACCATCGCAAACTTACTCCAACGGCAGCGGGAGCAACGCAAGCAGATTGCCACGCTCAAGCGGCTCCTCGATAAACTGACGGCGGGACATGGTGTTTCGGCAGCCACCGACGGGGCCGATTCATCGGTGGCCTACACGGAACACCGCGAGCGGGCCGCGAGACGCCAACGGCAGTTATCGCAGTCGGGAAGGGAGATCGCGCCGCTTCCCCCGGTTGCCGACCCGGAGCGGAGGGAAGCCTGTGCCCGGGACTTCCAACGTTTCTGTAAAACGTACTTCGGGAATGTCTTCGCTTTACCGTGGTCGAAGGATCATCTGGCGGTCATTCGGAAGATCGAACGCGCGATCATCGAAGGGGGCCTGTTCGCGCAGGCGATGCCCCGCGGATCGGGGAAAACGAGTCTCGCAATGGCCGCCGCGATTTGGGCAGTGTTGTACGGGCACCGCCGGTTTGTGTGCCTGGTCGCGGCCTCGTCGGAACGGGCTGTGGCACTCCTTCAGGCGATCCAAGTGTGGCTCGAAACCAACGACCTCCTGCTAGCGGATTTTCCAGAGTCTGTTTATCCGATTCGCCGGCTGGAACGGATAAACAACCGACAGAAGGGGCAGTTGTACAAGGGGCAGCCGACCCGCCTCGTCTTCACCGCCGATAAAATCGTCTTCGCCACAATCCCCGGCAGCCCGGCATCGGGGAGCGTTATCACCACCGCTGGCATGAAGGGATCAGAGTTACGCGGCCAGTTACACGTGTTACCGGACGGCACTGCGATGAGACCCGATCTGGCGATCATCGACGACCCGCAAACGCGGGAATCAGCGTATTCAGTGTCGCAATGCCGCCAACGGGAGTCGATCATCACCGGCGACGTGCTCGGCATGGCTGGACCGGGGAAAAACATCTCGGCCATCCTGTGCTGCACTGTCATTAGGCCGGGGGATTTGGCCGATACCCTACTCGACCAAAACCGGCACCCCGAGTGGCAAGGCGAACGGACCCAACTCCTCTACGAGTTTCCGTCGAAGATGGAACTGTGGCACAAATATTGGGACCTTTACTCGGAGGGACTCCGCAACGGGGGAGATGTATCCGCGGCAATCGACTTTTACAAAAACAACCAGGCCGAAATGGACGAAGGGGCGGTTGTCGCTTGGCCGGAACGAAAAGACACTAACGAAATCAGCGCGGTGCAACACGCCATGCATCTCTTCTTTCGCGACCAGGCAGCGTTCTGGGCCGAGTATCAAAACAAACCGTTCTTACTCGACGCGGGCCACGATGGAAGGGAACTCACCGCCGACGCGATCAGCGACAAGATCAACAACATCCCACGTGGCGTTGTGCCATCCGGGGTGCAGTCTGTGACGTGCTTCATCGACCCTCACCAATCGCTCCTGTATTGGATGGTGACAGCCTGGACCGCGGAGTGCAACGGTTACATTGTGGATTATGGTACGTGGCCTCCACAACCCCACGGCTATTTCACGATGCATGACGCGACTAACCGCCTCTCGACGCAATACCCGGGGAGAACGCTGGAAGCGCAACTCTACGCGGGGCTAACGGACCTGACGGCCAACCTGCTGGCACGCGAGTGGCCCGGCGAAATCTCCTCACACGTTTTTCGTATCGAGCGATGCCTCATCGACGCCAATTGGGGGCAGTGCACGGACCTCATCTACGAGTTCTGCCGACGCAGCCCGCACGCTCCGATCCTCCTGCCAAGCCACGGACGTTATATCGGGGCGAGTAGTCGCCCAATCCACATGCAGGGACAGCGACCTGGCGAGAAGATCGGTTTGAATTGGAAGCTCGCCATCTCGCAACAACGGCACATTCGGTATATCGTTTTCGACGCCAATTTTTGGAAGTCCTGGGTGTATTCGCGGCTCGAAACACCCATCGGGGAGCGGGGCTGTTTGTCGCTCCCCGGGAGCAATCGGCAAACCCACCGCATGCTCGCCGATCATATTGTCGCCGAATACCGAGTGCCCGTGACATCACGGGATCGGACTGTTGATGAATGGAAACCGCGACCCGGCAACCCGGATAACCACTTGTTCGATTGTCTTGTCGGCTGTTCGGTGGCCGCCTCACTCATGGGCATTAACCTCATCGAACGACCACCCAAAAAGAAGGTTGCGTTTTCACAACTGCAACGACAACGGAGGGGAATCGAGCATGGACGATAATGTCTTCAATGTCTTCACCGGCAACGGTTTGCCACCGCACGACGTGCCGCCTGGCCCGCCACCAGAGGACGATGGATCGAACGGCCACATCGGTTTGCTCTGCCATCGGTGCGGTTGCCGACATTTTCGGGTGATCTACACACGCCGCCGACCAAGTGGCGACATCCTACGCCGGCGAGAATGCCGCCACTGCGGGATGCGAATCGTCACTATCGAGAAACACGCGACCGAGTGGGACTGGTAACAACGGCCTCATTCTTCGCGGATGGAGTGTGTAGTTCCATATCTGGAATTAGGTGCCGGTTGTGGATGCGCTGATGTCTGTCATAATACGGAAAACTCGATCATATGGGGGAAGGAAAACGACATGGCGGACGAAACGGACAGCCAGCAGCTCGAAAACGCGATCCTCAACAACGCGGTTGGCCCGGCCTCTGCGGAGACCGAGGGTCTCCGGGTTACGCAACACAACCTCAAGGATCAGATTGCGGTTGACAGATACCTGGCCAGCAAGCGGGCTGTCCAGAACGGGGGCCTCGGGATCATTCTACGAAAACTCTCGCCACCGGGGGCCACCTGATGTTTGAATGGATCAGCCAACTTTTCGCTCCACGTGGTGGTGGTGTCCCGCGGCGACGGGTTAGGCATACCATTCTCGCGCGCTACGATGCAGCCCAAACAACGGTCGAAAACCGCCGCCACTGGGCCGCCGCCGACAACCTGTCGGCCAACGCCGCCAACTCGCCGGAGGTCCGTAAGATACTCCGCGCCCGGGCGCGCTATGAAGTCGCCAACAACAGTTTCGCGCGTGGCATCGTCAACACCATCGCCAACTACACGATTGGAAGTGGCCCCCAGCTCCAGGTGCGGACGGACGATAATGTCGTCAACGATGCGATTGAAGACCGCTTTGGAGAGTGGGCCGACGAGGTCCGCCTGGCGGAGAAGCTCCGTGTCATGCGGATGGCGTGTGTGCAGGACGGGGAGGCCTTCGCGATCCTCAAAACCAACCGCCGCCTGGAATCCCCGGTCAAGCTCGATCTGCAGCTGGTCGAGGCGGATCAGGTGACGACACCGGGACTGACTTTGCCACGGCCCGGCCAGGTGGACGGGATCATCTTCGACGAGTTCGGCAACCCCCAATATTACAGCATCCTGCGGCACCACCCGGGAGACCCCAGCGTCGGGCTGGCCCTCGAAGCCGATCTGATCAAGGCCGAGTTTGTGATCCACTACTATCACGTGGACCGCCCCGGGCAATGCCGCGGCATTCCGGAGCTAACCCCGGCACTCCCCTTGTTCGCTCAGTTGCGACGTTACACCGCCGCGGTTTTAGCCGCCGCGGAAACCGCCGCCGACATTGCGGCTGTGCTCCAGTCCGATTCGCCGGCCTACATCCCCGAGGACCAGGCCGTCACGCCCTTCGACGTGGTGGAGCTGGAACCCCGCATGGCCACGGTCCTCCCCGCGGGCTGGAAGATCGGCCAGATTGAGGCCCATCACCCCAGCACGACGTACAGCGAGTTTGTCAGGCAGATTCTCTGCGAGATCGCGCGCTGTGTGAACATGCCGCTCGCCGTTGCCCTCGGCGATGCAAGCCAACACAACTACGCCTCGGGGCGACTCGATTATCAGAACTGGTACCGGGCCCTGAAGGTCGAACGCTCGCTGATTGAGCGGGTGATCCTCACGCCGATCCTGCGGACCTGGCTGAACGAGGCCATCCTGGTGAGTGATTTTTTGCCGCTCCGCGTGCGGATGGTTCCGTTTACCCAGCTCCGTCGGGAGTGGTTCTGGGACGGCTTGGAACACGTGGACCCGGTGAAAGAAGCGACCGCCCGCAAGATTCTCTTGGAGGCGAACCTGACGACGCTGGCCAACGAGTGCGCCCGGGACGGCAAGGACTGGGAGACGGTGCAGAAGCAACGGGCCAAGGAAATCGCTCTCCAGCGGGAACTCGGGCTGACCGTACCGGAGACCGTTCCCACGACGGGCAACAACACGAAGGATAACGATGATGACGAATAACGGCACTGTACTGATTACCGCGCGGGCCAATCTCTCGCTCAGCAAACCGAAGGATGGCGACGCCGCCACGACCTTACGGCGGTTACAAATCATCGCCTACACCGGAGTGCCGATGACTGTCGCCGGATTCGAGTTGCCAGTTGTGATTGATCTCGCGGGCCTCACCATTCCGAACCAACAAATCCCCGTGCGATTCAATCACAGTCCCAACCTCGGCATCGGCCACACGGAACGCATCGCCGTTGACAGCGGGCAGCTTGTCGCCGAGGGGGTGGTTTCGCGGGCCACGCCGGAAGCAAGGGAGTTTGTTGCCAGCGCGGAAAACGGCTTCCCGTGGCAAGCCTCTGTCGGCACAACCGCCGAGAAATTCCGGCTGGTGCCCGAAGACGTGACCACCACCGTCAACGGGAAGGATATTGCCGGACCGTTTTACCTCATCGAAAAAGCAACGCTCCGGGAAATCTCCGTTGTGGACCTGGGGGCCGATTCACAAAGCGACGTAACACTTACCGCCAACGCAGGACCGTCTCAAAGTCAAGTTTCCAATTCAGGAGGTCAAGCAATGACTAAGCCCGACGTAACGAACGCCGCCGACCAAAACCAACAGCAAAACGACACGCCGCCGCAGCCCGCCGGGAACGGCACCCCGGATGTGCAGGGAAAAGCCCCCGAACCGCACGTTCAGGGGCAGCAACCGGCCAACACCCCGAACCTCGATTACCAGCACGAAATCGAGCGTTTTAAGGCAATCCAAGCCATCTTCGGGGACCGAACCGACCTTGCGGAAAAGGCTGTCCGGGAAAAGTGGTCCCTCGAACAGTGCCAGATTGAAGCGTTGCGAGCGGAGCGACCTCGCGGGCCAGCCATCGTCGCCACCAGCGAACCACAAATCAACGGCCAAATTCTGGAGTGTGCCGTCCTGATGGCCGCCCGCTACCCCGACCTGGAGAAGACCTTTGACGAGGGGACCCTCCAGGCAGCCGAGCGCCGCTACAGGGGCCGAATCGGGCTGCAGGAACTGATCATCGAGGCGGCCATGGCCAATGGCTACCGAGGCCGGGCCACGCGAGTCGATAACGACATTCTTCGCACGGCTTTTCAGCCGCAAGTCGCCGCGGGATTCTCGACGGTGGACATCGGCGGGATTCTCTCCAGTGTGACCAACAAATTTTTGCTCCAAGGGTTTTTCTCCGTCGAACGGACCTGGCGCAATATCTGTGCCGTGCGGAACGTGCGGGACTTCAAAACCGTCAAGTCCTATCGCCTCATCGGACGCGACCAGTACGAGCTGGTTGGACCGGGTGGGGAACTGAAACACGGGACCCTGGGGGAAGAGGCCTTCGAGAATCGGGCCGACACCTATGGCCTGATGCTGACCATCGACCGCCGGGACATCATCAACGATGACCTGGGGGCGATCACCACCATCCCCCGCAAGCTGGGGCGGGGTTCCGGGCTGGCCATCAACGACGTCTTCTGGAAGACGTTCATGAACAATGCCAGCTTCTTCACCGCGGGCCGCAAGAATTATGCCGCGGGGACCGACACAGCCCTGGGGATCGACGGCCTGACCAAGGCCGAACAGATGTTCCTCGACATGAAGGACGCCGACGGCTACCCCATCGGGATCAACCCCGCCATCCTTCTGGTGCCGTCTTCCCTCTCCACCCTAGCCAACCAGATCATGAAGTCGACTGAGCTGCGGGTGACCGCCTCTGACACGACCTACGGTGTCTCCAACCCGCACGCCGGGAAGTTCCGGGTGGAGATGAGCCGGTATCTCAACAACACCAACTACACGGGCAACTCGAGTAAGGCCTGGTATCTTCTGGCCGACCCCAATGACCTGCCGGTGATCGAGGTCGCCTTCCTCAACGGGCAGGAGTCGCCGACGATCGAGACGGCGGAGGCCGACTTCGCCGTGCTGGGTATCCGCATGCGGGGCTATCACGACTTTGGCGTGGCCCTCATCGATCCCAAGGGTGGCGTGAAGATGAAGGGTGAGGCCTGATCCTGATGTCCTGGGACCTGAAAACGTGTGAAAGACTGTGAAAGACAAGGAGACATCCCATGACCACTTATGCCGTGTTCCTTCAGGATGGCAACAGTATCGATTACACACCGGCCAGTGACGTGCAACCAGGCGATGTCGTCGTCCTGGGGAGTCTGATTGGGATCGCCACCCGGCCGATCCCGGCCAACACCACCGCAGGGCTGGCCATCCGCGGGGTCTTCCGCATTGCGAAGCTCAGCACT